AAGGGTTGACACCAGTAACACTACCGTCCTATTCATTGACGAAGAAGCCATGTATGAAGACGTCATCGACATCGTCAAGAAGTACCGGCTCCTCTGTCTCCAGCGCGACATCAAGTTCATCTGGTATGCCATGGAGATGAAGCACTACAACTGTTTCAACTCCCTCACCAATGATGAGTCGTTCATCCTGTTTGACCGCTTCAAGGAGAAGGAGTGGGTGCGGGACCCGCCGGACTTTGCCGTGAGGGAAGACCCGCTCCTCATCCCGAGACTCGACCGTTACCAGCAGTTCCTTGCCCGCAAGGGGAAGGGGTCGCTCGACATCATCGGCATCCGCGAGAGCGAGTCCGTCCAGCGACTGACCTTCATGGCGAAAGGGGCGAGCAGCAACTTCATCTTTCGGGGCCACGCGGCATTCCCAATCTATGACTGGACGGACGGGGACGTCTGGCTCTATATCAAGAATCGCCACATCGAGTTCCCCGTTGCCTACATGAAAATGTATCAAGCCGGCGTCCCGATGAACCGTCTCCGCATCTCACAGTTCTTCTCCATTGACACGGCGGCCTCTCTCGTCCAGCTCGCCGCATTGTATCCCGGCTTGATGGAATCCATCGTGAAGCGGGAGCCGAACGCCTATCTTGCCGCGCTTTACTGGGACTCAGAGATGTTCAAGGGGAAGACGAAGAAGCGCAAGGAACTCGAGGGCAAGAAAGACCCCGTCCTTGCCCGCAACCATGTGATGAAACTGCTCTCAGATATCCCCAAGTATTTCGAGACCGTCCATCTCCGAGAGTCGCCCTACCGTTACCGCCGGTTCCTGCTGAAATACTCCCCCTTCTTTCAGGACAAGGACTGGCAGACCATTGATGAGGCTTTGACTCATGGTGACCCGAAGGGGCGGACAATGCGAGCATTGATGATACACGTCGTGAAGGTCGGCTCAGCAGAAAGGAGCAAACTACGATGAAGACAAAGCATGAGCAAGTGAAGGACATCTTTGCCGCCGTCCGGCACATCCAGTTCATCGACCGTGACCTCATCAAGCCGAACGACTACAACCCCAACAAGGTCACGCGGGTGAACCTCGACTTACTCCGGCAGTCCATCCTTACCAATGGATTCACGATGCCAATCGTCATCCGCCCCGACATGACTATCATCGACGGTTACCACCGTTGGCTCATTCTCGGAGAGGAGCCACTGAAGTCTCTCACGGGCGGGAAGATTCCCTGTGTCATCGTGACTCATATGACGGAGGAAGAGGACATCTATGGTACCATCACGCACAATCGCGCGCGTGGAACGCATCTCTTGGAGCCCATGAAGGCTGTCGTGAAGAAACTGCTCGACAACGGGGAGACCATCCCCGAAATCGAGAAGCAACTGGGGATGACGAAAGAGGAAATCTTCCGCTTATCTGACTTCTCCCGTGATGACTTTTTGGAAATCATGACGAAAGGAGTAGAGGTTTTCACCAAAGCCTTCGTCACTCGAACCGTCTAGCATCCTCTCAGGCGATAGGGAAAGGGGGCGGCTGTCCTAAGAGACCACCGACCCCCTTGACCCCCACAGAGACCCTGTACCGCGCTAGGATGCCCCCTTCCCTGTCAACCGTCCCGCAGCCCATACAAGACCCTGCCGCTTCCACTCTTTCCACCGCTCGTCATACACTTCCTTGAAGCAGTACAACTCGAACGGGTGGGGCATGCTCTTGCATGACCGCAATAGGGCTAGAATCGCAAAACGCATCCCGCCCGCGAAGTGTCCCGCGTCCGTGAAGAACTCCTCTTTCTCGTCAGGACTCACAACCATCATCGGCATCAAGGTCGGGTGCTGTCCCGCGATGTAGACCCTATACCGCGTCGCCATCGCCGTCTCCCAGTAGCATCGCTTCCGCTACCCGCAAGACACGGGACAGGAGTTCCGCATCTGACTTCTCGACTTCGAGTACGGAGTACGTCTTGGCATTCGAGAAGTTTGCTCTCGTCTCCGAGTCCACGATTGCCTGCTGGTGGTCGCGCATCTTCCTCAGTTGAGCCAAGAATGGCCCGCATCCTTCTATCATGGAATCCTCCCGATGCTGTCCTCATCACTCATGTCACCATAGCGGATTCGCTCGGCAACCCTCAACACGCGCTCGAGTACGGACAGGTCTGCCCGCTCCACATCCTTCACCGAGTAGGATGGACGAACCTGCTGGTCAGACCACACCCGACCCGTCGCTTCAACGAGTGCCTTCTGGTCATCGCGCATCTTCTTCAGTTCCTTCAGGAATTGCTCGAACAGGTCTTCCATCATTCCCCCTTCGCCGCATACCGCGGCAGGAAACAGTCCTTCAGTTGTCCCGTCTCCCTGTCCATGTGTGCGCGGATTCCAGTGATGTCATGAATGAAGTCTCCGTCGGCGGCATGGAGTAGGGCTTCCAGCCGGAGTGGCGTCCCGTTCGCATGGCAGGCAGTCAAGTCCATGAGCATCGTCACTCGTTTAGTCGCGCCCCTGAGACCCATGTTCTCTGCCCGCTTGGTGATGTCAAGAATCAGATTCATGTCCTCTTTCGAGACAGTCCACTCAATCATGTCATCCCCCTGTCAGTTTCTTCAAGAGTTCCGTCAACTTCATCGCATCGCCATAGGTCAGCAGAAGGCTCAGGCGATGTCCCGAGACATTCCGTGTGTCCGCTTGGACACCGTTCTTCAAGAGTGCAATCACCACATTGAAGGACACGTTGCTCTGCATTTCCCGCTCCTTCTTCTCCCGCGCTTCCTCATCACCGCGAAAGTTCACATCCGCATCGTGCGTCTGCTCCTCCGTCAATCTGTTCGGCAATATCATGGGACTCCTTCGGGGGCTGCTTCCAGCCCCCTTCTCACCCTTGTCACTGGTGCAGTTCCTTCTCGACTGCATCCCTCACTTGTCTCAGCAATTCCTCACTCGTCTTGTGCGCTTCCATCTTTTTGGCAAGTTCCGTCATGCTCTCTTCGACCTCATCCGCAATCCCTCTCAGGTCTGCGTTCAGTTTCACAAGGTTGTACTCCAGTGCGTCCTTGGCAATTTGTCTCAGCCATGCCAAGTTCTCCGCAATCACTTCCTGCGGGGTCAACCACTTCGGGGTCGACATTCGGTTCGGTCCAACCATGGCAACTCCTTCGGGGGCAGTAATCCTGCCCCCTTCTACTCTCTTTCTACAGGGCGTATGCTCCAACCCTGCTCAGTCGTTCCGCAAACAGTTGGCGGCGGTCTTCCCGCTCGTCACTCCGCTCGTCGGCAATTCCATCCCTGACAGCGTCAATCCTTCCGTCGTCAGGGGTCTCGTCGTCGTCCAACATCATGTCGGGGTCGTCTCCGGCTTTTGCAATGTCGGCGGGGTCGTCGGGGTCTTCGTCGGGGTGGTCTTTTTCGTAATCCTCATCCTTCATCGACTCCCAGTTCTCGGCGACCAACTCGTCCATTTCCTCCGCTTCTATCGTCACTATATAACCTGTCTTCGTCATTCCACAGGTAAACTTGTCCAGTGGCAATCCCGTCGCATCGGCAATGGTTCTTTTCACATAGGTGAGGTACGTCAGGTCTTGTTTGGTCAGTTCTGTGCTGCTTCCCCTCCTCATCTCATTCCTCCTGTCACTTCTCAAGATGCGTCCTTCGGGTTCGGGTCTCAGTGGTGTAGGGGCTTTGCCCCTAGTTCACTATCTACAATATAAACAATTTCATCACATTGTCAAGTCCAAAGTTCACAATTCCTTCACGTCAAAGAGACGGGTCGCCTGCGGTTTACAAGGGTCAAATGTGTGTAAAATATGAAGAAGTTACTAACAGGTCTGTGGATAACCCAAAAAAGTTATCCACAGGTTATCCACAGGCAAGACCGTGTAGGGATGGGTCGACCGTCAAGGCTGGGCTATAACCGGTGTCAGTGTCCATATATACGGGTAAGGGGTGAAAACCGCACCTTGACCCCAAAAGACCCCCTAGAACCCAAATGACCCGCATCACCACTGTGTCCCTAGGCAAAGTTATCCACAGGTTACTAACACATTGCCCATTCGTTATCCACAAGTTACTAACAAAAGTTATCCACAGGTTACTGACAGGTTACTAACACATTGACCCCAAAGTTATCCACAGGTTATCCACAGGGGACTAATAACTCAATTGTATATACTTCTTCACAATTGAGACTTGCAAATTGGAGGCGGAAACTGTCTTTTGGGTGAAAATACTGTGAATATGGGACTTGACAAACTTTCATATACCAATATACTGAGAGTACGAAGACAGGGACTGGGAGCAGCCCCTACCACTAAGGAACGACCCGAACCCGAACCATTGCGCTTTTACAACCGAGACAAAGACAAGAGGAGGAAGGAATGACTGTAAAGCCCGACCTTAACGCACCAAACGGAATGCTGAGGCCAGAAGTTGGTCTAGTTGGAGAAGACGGGAATGCCTACAACATTTTGGCAATTTGCCAACGTGCGATGCGGGAAGCCCATTTTCCCGAAAGTGACTTGACCAAGTTCTACGACGAAGCGACCGCCGGCGACTACAACCACCTGCTCCAGACTGCGATGTTGTGGTGCAAAGTTACCTGAGATGGCTCACGGCAGGGAAAGACCTTGCCGTGAACCAAACTCGGGAACGAGAACCACAGTCGTACCACAGGAGGAACAGACATGAAGAAAGCACTCAAGGTCAAGGTAGACGCTGACGGAAACGTGATTGCGAGAAAGCCCCGTACTCCCAAGGAGCACAGGCCGACCCGCAAGGAGTTGGTCGAGTACGTCCAGACCCAAGAGCAGAGGACGTGGGGCGGGAACGCGATGACCGACGTCGAGAAGGCCCGGTGGGGCGTTTACTACGGACTGCTGAAGACAATGGGCGCACAGCCCTTGCCTGACCAGACCAAGGCCAACGCCGAAGCCGAACTGCCTACCGCGTAGGAGAACAGGGGGCAGGAAACTGCCCCCATTCTTTTTGCCAGAGGAGGCAAACCGTGAACGAACCAGTTGAGAAGACCACCACAGAAAAACTCCAGAAGCCGCTGGAAGACCTGTTCACCGAACTGAATCACTATGGAAATGAGGATGAGGTCGTGACGGCAATCACCAACTTCGTCACTGGTCAGCACCGCACCCTGCAACAGAACTTCTTTCGTACCATTGATGCTGTCATCAATAATTGCGCCAATGCCCCGCACGACCTAAGGAATGAAGCATCCGTGGCATGGTGCGCCAAGGTCAAGGGGATGGATGGAGACACCCTCTATTATTTCCCGATTGTGTAGATATGAGAGTGCAGACTGCACTCAGCCAACTGCCCCGCACCGTACAGATGCGGGACAGTTCTGTCATACTCCAGCAAAGATTCCTGCACCTGTTCTCAGGTCGGTGCTGGTATGCTGCCGCTTATGAACGGGAGAGTAGAACGGTAATAGGACTTGCCGGACTCGATGACGGAACGCTGGTATTCGCGTTTGGCATGAGCGACTTGACCGACCCTGAGATAGTTCTCGACAAATGGTTCCAGCCAGCGACCATGAATGAACTGTCTGCCGCGAATACGTTGCGAGTGCTCCCAAACCGTTAGACCAAGGGGCAGAGCGGGTCTCCTGCCCCTATACAATTTCTTCATACTGTGACTTGACAGGAACATATAGAATTATATAATGACTGTAGACCCTGATGAACAGGGGGTCTAAAGGAGGAGATGATGATAGATGTGACGCAGAAGAGAACGTTGAAGGAGATTGCCAAAGAGATATGGCATGACTGGGACGAAAAAGTCAACTACGCTGCAAGACCGTATCTGGAAGCAATGGAAGACCTGAACTCGATAGAGGATGACTACTTCCAAGATTCCGGCAAGAGCATTGTTCTGTATTTCCTTGCAAACGCGAACACATGGCGCGGAGATGTCGCCCGCCGAGTGAAGAAAGAACTGAACGACATGGTCAAGTCCTGCAAGTAAGAGAAAGGAGATGACATGGTTGGTGACAAGACTGACGACGAATTGATGGCGGAGAGAGGTGCGGCAGTAAAGAGTGCCGTGACACTCGGCCAGTACAAGGGTCTGCGTCTTGACCTGCTCGCACAGTTTGATACGCGAGCGCACAAGGCACAGGAGATGCTACGAGCAACCCGCGCTGCTCATACCTTGACACAAGCGGAACAGGTACGTTGGAATGCAATCGTGCGGGAGTTCAATCACGTTATCCATAATGAGAAAATCGGGATGGACTACTTGAACGCGGTCATGGACGAACTGGAAAAGGTCGCGAAGGATATCAGGACGGCGATACGATGAGTCATGCCACGGTCGTTGTCTTTGCAGGAAGTCTGGAGCAAGCCGAACATCTGTTGCATCCGTACTCGGAACAATTGGAAGTCGACGAACATGACAGGACTTGCTATTGTGTCGGCGGGAAAGCAAAGAAAGAAGCCGAGAGCATTACTGATGTCGTCCTTGGTCGGACGATAAATCAGGAGCGTGACCTGTTCGACGAGAAGCACCCAAAGGAAGAGTATAAACCTGACGATAACGGCGACACGATGTGGAAAGGGATGATGGCGCGACAAGATATGTGGGAGAAGGAATATATCACCCCGCGTCGCAAACTGGAACTTGCTATCCTTGATTCACTCGCGAACAAGGACGCTGCCGACCCCGATTGTGCGGATTGTCATGGGACGGGGAAGGTAAAGACGACCTACAACCCGCTTGCCAAGCATGATTACTTTACCTATGAGTTCTCGGAACCGTATGGCAGGGGACCGTGGTCATGGGAGGTTGCGCTGAAACCCGAAGACGTCCAAGAGAACAGCAACGGCAAGAGCATCCCATTTGCTATCGTGACCCCGATGCACGGCTGGCAGGAAGGAGCGCAACTGGGTTGGTGGGGCATGACAAGTGACAAGAAAGAGGAGAACGTGTGGCATGACCTGTACTTCACAGCCGTGAACGATGCGCTGGCGATGGGACTGAAAGTGTTCCGATTCGATTACCACATATGAGATTGGAGGCATGGGTGAGCACTCGAGCATTAGTAAATATCATTGATGTCTATGGCGGGAAGGAACACCACATGGCGACCGTCTATGTTCACATGGATGGATATCCGACAGGACTGGGCGCGATACTGGTCGACTGGATGAAGAAGCGCATCTTGGTCAACGGTCTGACGGTCAGTACCGATGGGTCGGTGAGCGACAAGGAGAATGCCGACCATGACAACAGTTTCGAGGAGACGGCTGTCAAACTTATCCGCGACCTGAAGATTGAGCATCCGAACGGAGATGTCTACATGTCCCTCAAGGACGCGGATGCAGGACAGGAGTGGGAGTATGACGTTGTTGGGATAGATGACGGCGAGAACAAGGGACTCATGATTCGCGTCTATCGTTCATGGCCGAAGAAACACCTGGTGAACAAGCAGTCGGTCAAGGACATTGAGGACGTGATGAAGTGGGCGGAGAGTGTGGAGGCACAGGGTGAACCTCTTACCTGACGGACTTGCCAAGACGTTGCCGGCCTATGGCGCGCAGGAGAACTTGCCGCTGGATGACCATGTGATGCACGTTGCCTACTTCAGCATCATATCGAACTGGCACTGGTACGCCTGTGAGTATGACCCGATAACCAAGACGTTCTTCGGCTATGTCATGGGACTCGAGAATGAGTGGGGTGACTTCAGTCTGTTTGAGATGAAGGAGTGTACATTTGCCGGAGGCGTTCCTGCGATTGAGCGCGACCTGTACTTCAAGCCGTGTACGTTCGCGGAACTGTTAAAGAGAGTGGGAGGAACTGATGGGCGATGAACTGAACGGAAAGAAGGTGACGGTTGAGGAGGGCGAGAAGGAAGGCGGAACTGCCTTCAACAAACTGATGGACGTGATGATGAAGCGGACGGGCTTGACCATGAAGGAGTATGACCGTGTCCGTGATATGGTCTTGGAGGCAGGACATACATCTGCCTCGGTGCGGGCTTCCTTGAAGGTCGGGAGTGATGTTGCAGAGGCGAATACAAACAGGAAACTGGACGAGATGGAGTTCGGTCTACTCATGGAGTCGTATGTGAGTTGCGTGACCATCACCCTGCTTGTGATGTTGCGAAAGGGCATGATATGTGAGGAGGATACCTGTCCCTTGAGGGAGAAGATAGCAAGTACGTTGACGCAGGAACAATATGACCTGTTGAAAGCGGACGACCATGATACTGGAAACACGAACTGAGGAGGCAAGATGAGGACTGAACAAGACATTCGGAATCACGGCGTAGCAATCCGTCCCGTTGACGACTATCGGTCTGCCAGAATCTTTGTGGATGTGGGAGGCAAGGTCAGCCTATCTATCCGTGTGAATGTGCCGGTGACACTCAACATGTCCAAAGAGGAGAGTGACGTCTACAAGGTTGCCTATGCTGGAACCTACGTTGAGATGAACGGCAAGGTTGATGAGGAATGGGGACGTCTGGTGGAGCAGTTGCAACGTATTCGTGAGCATGTCTGTTCACTGATGCGACTGCAAGAGGATATCAGGACATTGGACACGTTGAAAGGAGGTACGACGTGATAAGTATGGTACACAAGGGACAGAACCCGCTCCGCAAATGGCGGATTGCGAATGAAGTCGTACAGGCGGATGTTGCCAAGAAACTGGGGAAGCCCGTCTCCCTTATCAGTATGTGGGAATCGAACTGGCAGTACCCGGGCGACAAGAATCTGGAATTGCTGGCGACCCTGATGGGTGTCCCAGTCGTGGTATTGACCGCTCAGTGGAACAAGTGGGCGAGACATAAGGAGCCAAAGGAGAGACATGCAGAGTGAAGATATTGAGGAACTTGCAACTGCTCTAGTAGCCGCTCAGAAGGGCATCAAGAATGCCGTAAGGTCGGAAGACAACCCGTTCTTCCACTCAAAGTATGCCGACCTTGCTGCAATCTATGACGCTTGCCGTGACGCGATGACCACGAACAACCTGACGGTCGTGCAGTACGGCGGGTTCGAGGCAGACCAACCCGTCCTCTACACGGAACTGATTCACAAGACTGGTCAGTACATCCGTGGATTCATGCCCGTGTTCGTTCCTGTCCAGCCGGAAACGCCGGAGGAGACGGAGTTTGATGGCAAGGGAGAGGAGAAGGCCAAGAAGGTCAAACAGGTGAACAAGTCACAGGGGTACGGGTCGAGTATGACCTACATGAGACGGTATGCCTTGGCTGCCATGCTTGGCGTAGCAACTGAGGATGATGACGCGAACAGTTCCAGTGAGAACAAGTCTGCCGCGAAGTCGGATGTACCGAAGAAGACGACCAGTACCGACCCTGCCACGGAAGCACAGAAAGGAAAGATTGTGGCACAGGCGCACGAACTCGGTTGGAAGTCGACAGAGGTCGCGAAGTACCTGACCGAGAAGAAGGTGCTGTGGAATGACATCAACAAGACAGAAGCCTCTACCATGATTGAGGACTTGATTATCCTGATTGGCAAGAAGCCCAAGGAAGGTGCGGAGTGACAACTGAGGAGCGTGACGCAATCAAGGTTGGTGACACTGTGACCTTCGACTACATGAGACAGGGGAAGTCCCATACCGGTGAGGTTATCCATGCGGGACTTTGCGGACTTGATGTGCGCGTGAAGGATGAAATCTATAACGTCTACCGCAGCGAGGTTATCAAGGTCAAGAAGGCCAAGGAGGTCGAGAAGAAAGTAATGTCATTCCTGCCTGATGGACGCGAAATTGACTATCAGAACGATGGGAACTAAGGAGGAAACGTGACGGACAAAGAGAAGATGATTGCTCCGTATCAAGTGGGCGACCAGATACGGTTCATGTTTGGTCACATCGGCAAGGAAGGAATCGGAGATGTTGCAGAAGTTCGGGAGAACGCTGTTGATGTGCGACTGCTGGCAGACAACAGGGTCTGGACGGTCTGGCTCTCGGAGATTATCGGGAAGATTGCTGTGCCGCAGAAACGCATCCGCAAGAAGAAGGTAAAGGAGACCACATGAGGACAATCTGGAAGTTCAAACTGATAGAGGGAGTAGACCGCTTTGTCATGGAAATGCCAAAGGGAGCGCGCATCCTTTCATTGCAAACGCAGAATGGAGAATCGTGCTTTTGGGCGATGATTCCCGATACAGAAGCAGGTTGGGAGACGCGCAAGTTTGTACTATATGGGACGGGACACCCGATTACAGAAGACAATCTTCAGTATATCGGCACGTTCCAGCAACCGCCCTACGTCTTCCACCTATTTGAGGAGGCCACATGAAGCAAACTGCGATTGATTACCGAATCCTTCCGAACGGCAGGGTCGAGTTCATGGCCCTCAGGAATGTTGCCAGCCAGAATGAGATTGAGAGGGAATTGCTGCCGGTCAAAGCTCGCCGATACTATCACGGTCGTTCATACTACAGTCTGGCGACCATCGCTGAGCCGAACACGGTCAGAATCAGTAACCAACATGAGATGCCACCCGACGGCTGGCTGGACTTCAAGGTCGGAGAGACGTATACGATTGATGACTGGGACTTCTTCATCCACTTCCTGAAGAGCGCGGGAGAGCGGTATACCAAGATTCACCACATGAAGGAACAGTCGTTGCTTCCCATCATGACTGTGAGGATATAGATGAATAGTGTCAGGGTGTTGACAGTCCCTGAACCAATGCCGACGAGATACCCTCTCGGGACGATGATTCAGGTTGAAGATGACCGTGGTGGAATGGCAGGTGGCATCTATATGCTGGCTTCTGCCGGAGATGACCGTGCCGCTGTCTTGGTGAATCTGACTCACGGGACGAACCGCAATGGTCAACTGCTTCAAGAGTCTGGCTTGTGCGGGGTTACGGCGAAAGCATTGCAGGACAACCTTGGATATCATGCCAAGTTCCATGTTGTCAAGAGCATCACAGTCACGATGGAGGACTGACATGAATGACGAAGAGCGGAAGGATATTGCGAATCACATGACGGAGCGACTTGCTGAACGTCATGCAGAAGCGAAAGCGCGGAATGGAGAAGTGAACAAGAGTACGGGAGAGGTCTTGCCGGCTGCTCCCCTGCCTGACTTCGACAAACTGCTGGAGAGTATTGAGGTAAAGCCGAAAGAACCGCTGCCGTTTGGGGATGATGACCTGTTGGACATCGACTTCGCAGACAAACCCGTCGACCCCGACAAGTTCCTACAGGCTGCTGGACTGCCCCCTATGGAGGAGGTCAAGGAAGGGGGGTCTCAGGGGCAAGGTGAGGCTGTAGCCCCTAGCACGTCCAAAGGGACACCCAAGAAGGCAGACCGTCTAAGAGAGGCGGCTAGAGCGATTGCAGAAGACCCGGCAATCGTCAAAGATACGCCAGAGTTTGACAACCTGTGTTCATTCGAGATGACGGATGATGATGTGGCTCACTTGACGCCCGCGCAGATACAATCGGGATATATGAGAGCGCAGGTTCAACTGGTCGCGCTGGTCAAGGAACATCGCACGACAGGACTCAGGGCGGTCATGGTGCGTCATGCCTATGAACGCGACTGTGCGTTGAAGCGTGGAGAAATAAAGTTCAAGGCAGAGACGGCGGCTAAGAAATTGACCGTTGGTGACATTGACGCGCTGGTTGTCGTGGAAATGAGTACGCGGGAACTGGACGCCGACCGTTGGGAAGTGATGGCGAGTGCGGGACGCGAGGCAATCGAGGCAAAGAAGTATGAGTGCGATATGCTCCGCAGCCTCAACTCTGCCCTGTTGACCGAGTTCGGGAATACAAACCGCTCGTAGCCGCAAGTTCCAAGACCCTCTATTGATGCGGGACTTGACAAGAAAAGGCGGAGTGGTACAGTAGGGATACAGGGGTCTGTGGGGATGTACAAGGCGAACCGATTGCCCCATGACTTACCCCTGATTCAAATAAAGAGTGGCAGTAAAGGTCTGCTTGCTACAGGCCCAATGGTACTCGTCCTACCTCTGCCACTCATCTACTTTGGACGTGATGACGGGACGAGTGACAGGAGATGATGTGACACACAGACACGCACCACTACCTGAGGAATTGCAAGCGGACAGACGACTTACTCCTACCGACAAGTATCTCTGGATTATCATGTCTGAGTTCACCGACGAGAAAGGACAGTGCTTCATGTCAGTCGATGAACTTGCAGACGTAGCCAAAATGGCCATCCATACGGTCAGGAGAAGCCTACAGAGCCTCAATAAGACACGATGGTTATCAAATAGGCAAAGGACAGCCCTGAGAACTAATCTGTATCAACTGTTGATGCCAGAAGGTATCCAGAATGGACAAGTGAGTAGCCAAATTGGACAAGTACCTGTCCAAAATGGACACCTTGGCTTGACCCCCCTTGAAACAAGTCCAGATGAGGGGCTGAAACCCGATGTAGTCCAAAATGGACAGGATGCAATTCCTTCCATATCTTTAGAAGATTCTTTTGTACTAGAGAAAGAACGTACTACAGAAAAGACAAAGAGAAAGAAAGGTATAGGGAAAGAAAGTGATTCCGATTTGACGGAAGCCTATGTTGTCCTCGCCCACCTGAATGAGAAGGCGCATCACAAGTACCACATGATGCCCGAAGCCGTGATAAACATCTTGGCTCGATTGCGCGGCGGGGCAACCGCGGCAGACCTGAATCTCATCGTGGACTACAAGGTTGACCGATGGGGACATGACGCGAAGATGCGAGACTATCTGAACAATCAGACGCTGTTCGCCCTTGTCCACTATGCGACCTATCTTGAAGAGGCCACGACGTGGAAGGAGAGAAAGGATGTGGTGTCTGACCCGTTTCACATGGAAAGTTTCGTGCCACCGTCTGAGATGGACGCGTTCAAGGTCGAGCCATCTGACTTGAAATCAGGGATTGAAAAGCGGAAGGACAAGGAGAAGATGCTGGAGGAAACGCAGATTGCGCTTGACGCGCTGAAGGCGAAGTTTGACTTCTAAGGCGATAAATCCTGCCTATGACGAGAAGAAATATGCCATACTCCGATTCAGACATGACTTTGACTATGAACACTCCCTGCTCGGAGCATGGATGTCAGACGAATCGGGCAAGATTTACTTCATGGCACCGCTCCCCTCAAAAGAGTTCTATCTGTTTGACCACTGGAACATTGCACAGGCGATAGAGGCTCTGGTTGGCAAGGGAAGCATCATCTCACCCATGACCGTGAACTCATGGCTAAAGGAGATGAATCATCTGAATGACGCGGTTGGGGACAAGCCGATGTCGATGTATGTCGAGGAACTGGCAGAGTATGCACCTGCGGACTTGGACAATGCCGTCTTCTACAAGGACGAACTCCACATGATGTATGAACAGCGGTCATGTCAAATCATGGGACGCGACCTGTATGAGACGGGGAACAAGTCGGGGATGCTGGACACGATGATTGGCATGGTGTCTGAGTGGCTTGTCCACACTGGAACAGGAGAAAGCATCTCCGTGGAAAGTATCGTGACCCACATGATGACGACGGAGAAGAAACAGAAGCGGAGGATGGTACGGACGGGACTCTATGGTCTGGACGAACTCCTGTACGGACTGCACCCGTCTTCGATGTATACCGTGATTGCCCGTATGAGCGTGGGAAAGACCTCCTTCCTGTCATGGATTGCCCTGCAAAGCGCGTCTGCGGGAATCCCGTTTGCCTATGTGACGGCAGAGATGTCTCCTGAATCCCTGACACAACGGATGCTGGCAACCCTGTCTGGCGTGAACCTGACAGATATCATGCAGCACCTTCAGGGAGTGCCAATGAGTGACGAGGACTTGGAGAAGTTCTATCCTGCCGTCCAGCGTCTTGCGAACATGCCAATATACTTCATCCCTGTGCGGTCTGGACAGATTGATGATGTGGCACAGGCATTGCGGAAGGAGAAGGTCGCGCACAAGATTGAGATTGCTGGCATGGACTACCTACAACTGTTCCATGACGGACATACGGAGAACCAGACGCAGGAATTGGACAATGTGAGTCACAAGACGAAAGGAATCTGTCTGGAACTGGATATCCCATTGATTGCTGTCGTGACCGCCAACCGAGGCAACGTGAAGGAGGGAAGGAACGTGGAAGTGTCGGACGTGCGCGGCTCTGACAGTATTGGCTATGACACGGACGTGATGATAAGTCTAAATGATACGGATGAGCGTATGGACACGGGAGGCATGGTGTCTGAAGACGTGAAGCGAATCAAGATGAAGGTGGTCAAGAACAGGAACGGGCGAACGGGAGAGATGATTGCGTACTTTGACGGGAAGACGCAGCGGTGGAGTGATGCGCCGAAGGAGTAGAGAGATGAAGAAGGATGACGGATTTACTGGACATCACCACTCTGATGAGGCGAAGGTAAGGATATCCATGTCCTTGATTGGTAACAAGCATACGCTCGGGCATCATCCATCTGTTGAGACGCGAGCAAAACAATCCGTGGCGCACATGGGGAATAAGGCAGGACTCGGACATCATCCATCACCTGAGACTCGAGCGAAATTATCAGCAGCACATCTCGGCCGTCCCTTCTCTGAAGAGCACAAGAGACATATAGCCGATGCTGAGTGGAGGGGTGGTTCACGAGCAACCAAGGCCAGGCGTCGTCTACTCAGATTCGTCCCATTGAATGAACCGTTTGCCGGATGTGAGGGGCATCACGTGGATGACGAGTTGGTTATCTATATGCCGAAGAAGTTGCATCATAGTGTTTTCCATAGTCAATCTACTGGACAAGGCATGGCGCAAATCAACGCGATTGCCTACAACTTTCTATTCAAGCAGGAAGTGGAGGTTGCCCTTGCAACGTCGAAGGAGCAGAATGATGAAATGGGGGAATGACAAACCACGAAATGAAACGGAGTTAGTCTCGGGTGATGAGGCCTTTAGGCTACCCGACTTGTCTCCAGATGAACGGATGCGTCTGATTTCAGAACTGCCCGCACACCCGACGACGATTCAAGTTCAAGAGAAATCCATTGAACTTTTGCGAAGGAGGCCATCGAAGTGAGAAGATGGTTCGCGATAGCATTTGTCCTATTCATCATCCTAATGCCCTTCGTCCTGCTGTGGGTTGGATACAAAGAGGGATACAGGTGCGCTCGTCGAGATATTGAAGATGAGAAGATTGGGATGTTGCGCTGTCTGCGTTGTGACCTCTACAAGAAGGCGATGAATGAAGCAAAGTTGACAAAAAAGGAGATGACGTGAATGTACGAGAGATGGTTGAGGACTATCTGAAGGAACATGGTTATGGCGGACTCGTCAACACGGAAGTCCCCTGTGGCTGTATTATCGGAGACCTTGCCCCGTGTTGTGACGAGATTGGTGACCAGTGTGAGGCAGGATATGTCCATTACTGTGACCTCTGTCCTCTTGCTGTGAAGGGAGAGGATGGCCGACTCGAGTCGAACGGCTGTGACGTGGAAGACCATCCGGGCGAAGGGGACTATTGCGTTGGCATCCACATGGAAGTCCATCCGCGTGAGCCAGACCCGCCGCCTGAACCGTGGATTACGGACGCGGTGCTACAGGACACGGTCGAGTTCTACTCCGGCGAGATGCTTGATGAACTGAAGATGATGGGTGTAGTCAAGATGATTGAACCAGACCACCTTTCACTCGGAGTCCATATCGAGGGACAAGTGAAAATGTACTGGGTCACGACAGTAACCTTCATCCGTATCGTGGGGGCTGATGGCATGTCAGACGCAAATGCCCCTGCTGACTTTGCGGCCATGAAAGAGCAAAAGGAGAAGGAGTGATGCGTACAATCCACGTCGGAGACATCGTGAAGTTCTGGCTCAAGAAGTCATGGCAACAGACTGACCATCTGGACGGCAAGGTGGAGTCGGTTGAGTTTGCCCCGACCTACATTGTGGCTGTGCCGGTTGACTACGTTCGACTGAAGATAAAGCCGAGACGATACATGGTCAAGGCAGGGGAAATTGAGAAGACGCGTGGGGAGGAACAGAATGAAGACCTTGGACTATGAGGAGAGACATCGTCTGCTTACGGAGAAGATAGAAGGCTATCTTGAAACGTATCTCAAGGAGGTCGCGGTCGCGGTATTGAAGGTTGAGTTTGAGCCGTTGCCGAAAGGAATCCACAGCGTGAAGGGAAAGCACATGGTGGTCGGCAAGCGGTACTATGTTATCCCTGCAAATCCGAAGGACAGGACATGAAGGTCAAGGTTGGAGATAAGGTACGGTTTGTCCAGTCGGGAACAGGACAGGTCATCACTGGATGGGTCTTGACCGTGGGAATTGACGGAGTCATGATTTCACAGGAAGGGAAGACGAGCACGGCGCACGTTGTCACTTTTGAGGACATCAAGGAAGTGGTCAAGTGATTCGAGTAGATACCCGTCGTGAGTATGTGACTATCGCGGACGGACGCAAGGTTCGGTTTCTAGGTATGATGAACAATGAGCGGTTCCCCATTGTGGGAGTCGTGACTCTTGGCAACGATTCCGAAATTCTTCTGTCATATGCGTTAGACGGAGAGAGTCAAGTCCATCCAGAACAATGGAGTCTCGTTCCTCTTCATCCTGAGCATCATGACCAGTGGAGATGTTTCAACGTCGTGACCTCTGAAATCACTCAAGGGACTTGGTGGAACAGCGAGTCATGCTGCATCAGAGCCTGTGGCAAGGACGAGGTTCCCTGTCATATCGAGTGGAGGCTGTGAAGTGAAGAAGGGGATGCAAGCCATCATTGAGAGCGCGAGGGTTGCTCTGACCTACTGTGATGGCTTTGAACAGACACGAAGCGTCTTGAACGGAGTCTGGCGGACAGCGTTCAAGCGCGGACACATCAAGGGCATGGTCGACAATGAAACGGCAGTCGAGAAGGAGAATGATGAAGTCCGTATTGAGCAGAACCATGTCTATGAGAATGGAATCAGAGAAGGGGTCATGAGGCAGGGAAAGGAGATGTGACGTGGCTAAACAAGCAGGTTGGTGGAGTCTTGACTGTGATGTAGAGCCAAATAATATTGACCTGAGACACATCGCTAAACTTATCATTGACGGCTGTACGAGCGGTGAGATTTGTCAGGATACGTCTGAAGAAGACGATGATGAGGAGGTCTGACGTGGACTATGTGCCGAAGGTAGGAGACTGGATTCTGTATTCAAGTGACTATGGACTGAAGATGGGCATCGTCCGTTACATCAGGGAGCCAAAAACGTTCTCTGAGACCATCTACTATACGGACAGTGACCGTGTGGTGGCAAGTGAGATTCTGGAGATACGCACATGACCGATATGAGCCGTCAGGTCTGTGTGTGGGACAGGTTGAAGAAGAAGATGGTCTTCGTGGGTATCATCGTGAAGCAGGAGTTCCATCATGATGTCAAGAAGCAACACTTCTGTTGGAAGTATCATGGCTTCGGGTTGCAGGATGACGCACTGGCAATGATAAGAAAGGCGGGCGTAGAATCCATCGTGATTCACCACTGGGATGGGTACACTCTTGTCAGTAAGCCGGAGGAGTGGGTCATCAAGGACGACATCGGGAACGGGCCGCAGATGTTCCTTGCGGAGAACAAGATGACGCGTACAGGCAACGCACACAAGGATGAGGAGTTGTTCTAATGACTATCGAGCAACTGATAGGCAAGTTGATGGAGGTTATTTCTAACTATGGGCATGAACCTGAGGCAGCGCACATCATGATAGACCGCCTATTGGTAGAATACATCAATGATAAGCGCGTTACCGAACTGTTGGAGTCACAGACGAGGTGGTACGGATGAGAGAAGACAGGTACATCATCCCGTCAATGGCAGACTGCTATGACTGCCACTTCAATCATGTATTCTGGCCTGATTCAGTTATCAGTCGACCGGTCATTCGTTGCAAGCACTATAAGGTCGATACGATGGGTGCGCGATGTGAGCAATGTCACAAGGAGTTCCCTCTTGGAGGAAGCGTCGTGGTCATCACAAGGACGAAAGCGGAACTGGAGGGGAAGGCATGACAGCAAAAGAGATAGTGGAAAGAATATACCGAGCATATGGAACGGATAGTGGCTTTCTTTTTGGGCTTCCTCCAGAGTATAAAGATGCGGTTGAGACCATCGTTCGAGTTGCACTAAACATGGATAAGGAGAAGTCATGAGAAAGAGTGTTACCCCTTCACGGGAGATGGTTGCAGTCACATTCAGTTACTACTGGCGTGTGAAGCTGATACTCACGGATGGACACTGGACTTTTTATGCCCCGTGGATGCCTCGCGGCAAGGAAGTGACACTGGACGTGCCAATCAATGCCTTCAAGATGTTGCAGACGGAGAAGGATGAGGGAGACCCTGTCTTCGGAGCAGAGCCGTATCACAACGCACGGCGATACTACCGTATGCTCGTGATACTGGAATTGAACAAGCCGTCGACGCTACCGATAATCCAAGTAAAGGAGGATGACAAATGACTGTTGAGGAACGGACGTCAGCCCTTATAGATTCAATCGGGAATCGCGGCTCATCTCTGGCTGAGATTGCTGCCCTCATTACTGCCGTTGAAGAGAGGACAAAGGAGACGATACGGAATGCGGGAACACTCACTGATGCCGTTGTTGCTGACGTGCGGAAGTTCACACATCCGCCGTATCCCGACAATCCGATGGTTGTCATGACAGAGGCAAGTTACACCGTCCCTGCATCTATTCTTGCCCCGAAGGAGAGTGCCCATGACTAAGGCAGAGGAACTGGCAATAGCGTTTCCCCTGATTGCTTCTCTTGTCTTTGACGTTGATGCAGACGCTTTTGCAAGAGGTCGCGCAGAGGGGATTGCTGAAGGCAAGGCAAAGAGGACGCGACGAGAGTCATGCAGAGAACACAGAGAACAGCAACCTGGAGAACGCATGGAACTTGGTACGTTCTTGAATCATCCGAATGGGTAAAGGAGGTCGATAATGACCGTTGAGGAATATGCTGAGATTATGTGTCAGAAGATATGGCTGGACGTGTCTGAGCCGATGCTCCCGCTCAAAGACAGGTACAGACTGATGAAAGACCGTATCATGTCTGGACTCAATACTGCCCGCACAGAAGGGGCATTGGAGGAGAATACAAAGTGGGAACAGTGGACAGGACAGAGTAGACACCCACATCCTATGTGCAAGAGTTCTATTCCTGACCAGAAGGAGGCTGATGCACAACACAAGATGGTTGAGGAGTTCACGAAAAGTATCGACAACCTCATGATTGAGGCCATCAACTTCAGACCCGGGAAGGTGGCGCACAAGGAGACGGCGACGGAACGACAGGAGCGCATCTTGAAAGACAAACGGGACTACTCGTTCAACAGGTTCATGTTTGGCAGGATGAACGCAGACAACAAGAGGAGGAAGCCATGAGGTGGGGGTCGCGCAAGTTGCAGGACATCGACTATAGACCCATCATTGCCATGATTGCCGTAATCATGATTGCCCTATTCATACTAGCGCTATTTGCAAGACCTCGACAGACGAGTGCTGATGACTGGGTGAACTTGCGAGTGGCAACGAGGACTTCAATGCGAGTGGCACAGGAACCCGCGATAGACGTCTCTGTCATCACGGCGAAGTCTAAAGTTATTCCCGTGCCACCGGTTAAGACTGTATCACGGTCAGAACCACCCGTCAAGATTATCTATTGTGAGATTACCGCCTATAGTCCGACTGTGGCAGAGTGTGACGCGAGTCCGTTGGCGACTGCCAGTGGGAAGCGCGTGTATGTGGGAGGGATAGCAGCAGACCTGTCTATCCTTCCCTTTGGCAGTCGGGTTCTCATCCCGGACTACAACGGCGGCAAACCGTGTACCGTCATTGATACCGGCAGAGCGATTCGCGGGAACAAACTTGATGTGTTCTTCTGGAACCCTCAAGACTCGGTCAACTGGGGACGGCGCAGAAACGTGCGTGTGACGGTTTTATATATCCCAAGGAGATGATGTGGTGAAGTACATCTATGTGGTCGCTGAACGGAATCCATACAGGGCCTATGTCAGGGAAGCAGAGACGGGACACATCACGTGTGCGTTTACGGGCGGCAAGATTCTGGAACTGATGGGAGACACGGCCGTCCTGAACGAGATGTATGAAATCCTCATCCGTGACGGAGAACTGAAGCCTGGCGACATCCTTGCCCCTGAACGGCCATGAGCAAGAAGTCCGTTACTATCCCGAAGCGTAACAGTCATGACCCTCGTTGGGATGAACTTGGAAAGTACATCAGGAAGATTGCCGACGCCATGGGTCTTGCCGAGTGGTACTTCACCCTGTCACATGATGCGCCCGGGTCTGCTACAGAAGAGGACGAAGAATGTACTGCTCAAGTCTACATCAGCGTACAGTCGGTCAAGGTTGTCTATTGTGTGGGCGACATCTTCTGGACGAAGAACCAGTATGAGCAACGCTGGTCTGTGTGCCATGAGCTGCTCCACGTTCTTGAAGCAGCATACGTCAACGCAATTAGAACGGGCTGGGAGGCTCTCCCTTCTGTGATGCTTGTCACAAATCAAATCAGAGAACGATTCATCGACCAGACCTCATTGATTATCTCACGGCGGTTTGAGTTGCCGCCAGAGGGGTTCAAGAAGAAGTCCGTGCCAAAGTCCAAGAAGAAGGTCGGACATGTGCCGAAGATTGTCACTCCCATAGTCAAAGGAGGGAAGAAGTCATGATTGAGCGGAGAGTCGTCTGGCAGATGGTATTTTTTGGTCTTGCAGGTATCATCATTATTGTCCTGATAGTCATTGGGTTGCCGATGGGAGGAGTGTGATGTCTGACCATAGTCAATTTGACCCTATCCACAAGCCGTATATGGATGGCAAGGGCGGGTGGGTAGAGAGACAAGGGAGGGTGACGCGCCATGAAGTCAACATCGATGAAAAAGACAGAGTCCTCGCTGAAATCGACCCCACTGAGAAGGAAGTCCGAGTTGCGGCCAAGCACGACGCTCTCAGGAAGCACCTTGCATCGCACAAAGGCAAGGTCAGGGAAGACACCAAAGCCAAGAACAGCAGGAGAGGCAAGAAAGGCCGCGCTCAAAAAGACGTATAAGGAGAATGAGGCCATGTGGTCGGTCATGGTCAAGATGCGGGCGGGAGGAAAGAGTGAGAAGCCCCCGACGTTTGAGGAACAGTATGACCATCCGACCCGACAACTGAACAGCCACCACTATCTGCGGAAGGAACTGTACCCACATCTGCGGTGGGACTTGCGGGACGGGATATGTATCTACAGTTGGCAGCATGTCTTGGCAAGGGGGAGCGCACATGATGACCCTGCTGTCTTTGACGCGTGGGCGCAACCGTACATGGCAAAACGTGGTGACTTGGACTACTTGCTTGAGCGCGGGAGGGAAACAGGACAGAAGACCGGTCCGTTGCAGATAGAAGATGCCAACATGCGACTCAAAGCCGAATTCCTGAAGATGACTGGTAAGCAATTCTGCATCAAAGACAATGGGTAGGCTACGGGAGTGTGCGTTATGTCACCGCTCACTCAATCTTGTGAGCAAGTTTGAAGACGGGGGGTTCTACTGTCGCTCCTGTCTTGAAGTCATGGAGTCCGTATGGAAGGATAAACTCCGCGCTGCCGGCTTCAACCTCATCCCTCTGGAGAACTATGGTCTGAATGCATGGTGGGCAGATGCTCACATCTCTTGCCTCACACTGGGTCAGGAAGATGTGATATGGGACGCTGTCGAACGAGGCTGGCAGTTACAGGAACGTCATGACCCATTATCGCGCATGGGACACAGTGGTCAAGCCGTAGGGGTGTCCGTCCATGTGGAGCATGGTCTTCCTGCCGGTATTCAGGGGTATGTCTATGAACGGGGGAGGCAAGGCAGACGGAAGACCATCATCTGGAGACAAAAGTATCACATCCATATCGACACCATCGTCCCTTGCCTGCCAGATAAGACGGACGTATAATACTATTGCGTCATCTCCTTACTAAGCGGGAGCCGTCACACTCCCGCTTTCTGCATCTCTACTCCCTACACACTCATCCATGCGCCGTGATACAATAATGTAGACAAGGGAGATGGTGTGCGCTATGAGACGAATGTTGCACAAGACTGTGATGCCGCATCAATACTGCTTCTATGGCTAAAGTCCAATTTGACTGGGATGCCATAGCCCAGGATTTCATCACGAGCCAGTTCCCCATGACGATGAAAGCGTTAGCCAAAAAGTACAACGGGACGCGGGAACACATTACGCGCATGGCTCAGAAGGAACACTGGCGGGCGCGTCGGATAGACTATTGGCTCAAGGTCAAGAGTCAGTCTGAAGGACTTGCGGCTCAGTCGACCGTGGAGAAAGCCAAGGCATTTGATGACCGCATGTTTGCCCTTGCCAACTGGCTCATCGGACAAGCCGTAGCGGACAGGAAGAATGGTGCCAAGACGAGTGAGGTCGCGTGGACGTTGCAGCGGGCGCAAGTCATCGGGAAGATTGCGACGGGAGAACTGCCGACGGGTGGTGAAAAGAAGGAGACCTTCATCGCGGAGTGGGGCAAGAATGAAATCAAGGAACTACAGGCTGGCACGGTCGTCGAGCCAACCATCTCTGAGGAAAAGCCGCAATGATGGTCGCTCCTGTCCAAAAGCGGATACGTCTCTATAGTCCTACCCTCCTTGAACGGGAAATCAATGAAGACCCCCATCGCTTCCGTGTCGTCAATGCCGGAAGACGGTGGGGCAAGACAGACTTGGACATCAATGAAATCGTCAAGTACGCATGGGAAGACGGTCGTTATCCTGCATGGTGGGTCAGCAAGACGAAAGCGCAGACAGCCCGTGCTTATCGTCTCATCCAGAAGCACTTCAGTTCTGCCATCGACGAGAACCACAAGAACGAGAAGCGCATCATGCTCCAGTCTGGCGGCACGATTGAGTTCAAGTCCGCAGAAGCAGGGGACGCACTCCGCGGAGAGGGTATCGGCTTCATGATTGTGGACGAGGCTGCCTTCATTGACAAGGAAACGTGGGAGAACTGTCTCCGTCCATCCCTGTCCGACACGAAAGGGCATGCTATCCTCTCTTCGACACCCAAGGGCAGGAACTACTTCTGGCATCTGTATCTACGGGGACAAGACCCGATGTTCCCCGAGTGGAAGTCTTGGACAGTACCCGCGTGGACGAACCCCTATATGGACCCGGGCGAGATTGAGGAAGCGCGACGCACTCTGCCTGATGATGTGTTCCGACAGGAGTATGGAGCCGAGTTCTTGGAAGAAGCGGCTGGCGTGTTCCACAACGTCCAGAATTGCATCACTGGCACATGGGAGGAACCCGTTGAAGGACATCAATACTATGTCGGTTGGGACCCTGCAAAGCATCAGGACTTCTCCGTCATCTACGTCATCGACGCCGCCAATCATCATCTCGTCTATCAGTGGCGCGCCTCCAATCTGGACTACAGTCTCCAAGTCACCCGCTTTGTCGATATCTGCAAGCGGTACAACTGGGCGTCAGGATTGCTCGACTGTACGGGCGTGGGAGACGCGCTTCTTGAACAAGCCAAGACGGAAGGGTTTGGCCTCAAGATTGAGGGCTATATCTTCACCAACCAGAGCAAGCAGCAGTTGATTGAGACGCTGGTCGTTGCATTGGAACAACGTGACGTGACCTTCCCGCACTGTCCTGAACTGGAGGGGGAACTGTCCTCGTTTGAGTATGAATTGACACGGGCTGGCAATATCCGCTATGCTGCTGTAGAGGGGGAACACGATGATACTGTCTGTGCCCTTGCCCTCGTCTACTGGCACATGCGGCAGAACCAGTTCCTTGGCGGCTTCAACAATCTCTAGGAGGTCTGTGGTGGCTATATCAATGGTAAATGAAGTAGACATGTCGTTTGCCCGCATGGTCATGGCGGCAGAAGCAGAAGCACGGGAACGCTATGAGACCTATGATACCTATTATGACGGGAAGCAACTCGTCCCGCTCCCTTCCCTGCTGGAGAAAGCCTTGGAGGAGTACGGGGTTGTCCGCAACCTGTGCGCTCTGGTCGTGGATACCTATTGTCACAAGTTGTCCGTCTCTGCCATCACATCCGAGACCGCACAGGACAAGGTTGACCTCTTTGCCAAGTTGAATCACTTTCCGCTTGTCCAGTCCCGTGTCCACAAGGCAGGAGCCAAGTACGGCGATTCCTATGCGCGTCTGTGGCCGGGCGAGGTCGTTCCATCCATCCAAGTCCTCGACCCCATCAACGTGCGACCCGTCTACAGTCAGGACGGCTCACAACGGATGCTGTGGTGCAAGGTCGAGTGGCTGGACATCCAAGGCATTGAGGACGGTTCTACGACAGGGGACGTGCGCTTCTTCCGCAGGAAAGACATCTACTACCCTGACCATCTGGAGCGGTTTGTCTCGACCATGAACGGGGGCGCGGGATTGTGGACGACCATTGAGGGCATCGTGACACTGGACTCGGGTTCATGGGAGCCGTACTTGGGAGATGGGGAACCAGACCGTATCGACTATGACTGGGGTCGCATCCCCATCATCCACTTCCGCAATCGTCCAGATGAGGGAGACTTCGGCAACAGTGAACTGCTTTCTGCACTCCCTATCCAAGAGGACAAGGACAGGGCAGAACAGGAACTGGCTCTCAGGGCAACCTTCTCTGCCGCAGGACAGATTTGGGTCACAGGCTACAATCAACTCGAGTTTGAGGCATCATGGAAAGGACAGCATCCGAATGAAGCCGTCCCCAAACTGAGTCGTGACCCGTGGACGGTCTGGAACTTTCCGTCTCCTCTGACGCAACTAGGAAGAATCGCTCCTGATGACTTGACGCAGTTCATCGCGTATTGTGACAAGTTGACGGATGACATGGCAAACTGTACCAGTACACCCGTTGCCTATCTGAAAGGACAAGCAGTCCCCTCAGGCGTGGCACTCCAAGAGATTGCAGGGCCACTTATTGACAAGGTGGGAGAGGCACAGGTTGATTTCGGCAACGCATGGGAAGACATGTTCAACCTTGCCTGCTCTATGATGGGCGTGGAAGCCGATGTGACGCTGGAATGGAAGGACGCGTTCAAGGGTGATTCATTCATCAATGACATGGCAGAGTACAAGGCTGGCCTCATCTCCAAGATTCGCTATCACATGCGGCGCGGCTTGGACGAGGCAGAAGCAACGAATATTGTCGCAGAAGTAGACGCAGAGACGAAGGTCAAGGCAGAGGAGGACTTCGCTCTTGCACAACAGGCCGCACAACTGAATCCCGTCATTCCTGCAAAGGTTTTCCCGCCGACTAAGTGAAACCGCTGAACGAGATAGCACGTCTTGCACTTGCTCAGTCTGAGGGGGCATTGCATGATTATGTCATGCGCATCCTTGCCCTGCTCCCTGCCAGTGATGCCAGTGCTGGTAAGGAAGCGGCATCAATGGACGAGATGGAAGATGACGTCAAGACAGAGAGCAAGGCATGGGCAAAGGACACGGCACGGAAACTTGATAAGGATGTCCAGCAAGAGGTCGATATTGTCAGGGACAGGGGGATTGCTGAGATGGCATCACTTCCTGAACGCCTCTCCTATTCAGTCGGCAATGCGTTCCCTACGGCTGCGGAACTCGGCAGCGTGTTCAATGAAGAGTGGAGCAAGGATGTGTGGAAGCAGATTGAGGGCGAACGTGCAGCCCTTGGTCTTAACATCTCGAATAATCTGTGGGATTCCACGAAGGACGCGCAGAATCAAATCAATGACATCATTAAGCAGTCAGAGACCGAACACTGGGCGTACAGTGAGACCAAGGACAAACTGGCAGAGTTGTTGACGGAGAAGGGTCGGGCAAACGTCGGCTACAATACCCGTCGTCTGTGGGTCGACCAAGTGAAGAGGAATCATATCGTAGCGCAGAGACAACAGTGGACAGACACGGGATACATTGACACCATCATCCTCAGTCGGTCAGAGACGGGCTATGAGTGTGATATCTGCGGCGAGGAAATCGGGGACGGCCCGGGTGCGTCCATAGAAGTCCCGATGGACTACGCGTTTCTGCCACCCTATCATCCGTGGTGCGGGTGTACCGCGTCTCCCAAGATGCCAACCAAGGAATCCATGAGAGCGTTCCTCAACGGCGAGGTCGGTTCTCCGAAGGTAATGGCTCTCATGGCAGAGAAGAATCCGACCCTGACCGTTCCGATGCTGTCAGATGAGGAACTGGCAATACAGGGACAGGCCATCCTTGACCAACTGATGACGCAACCTGACATGAGTATTGAAGACATCCGCGCTGCCTATGGAGATGAGATGGCAGACAGGATGATATTGATACGTTTCAATGAGCAGAATAAGACATCAGTGATGTTGCCGACCCCTGAAGAACTGGCAGTCATGACGCCGGCAGAAGTGGCAGCGAACATACAGGCGGTCGCAGACCAAGCGGTGGAATCCTTCAAGGCATCTGAGGCAGCAAAAGCCAAGGTGTTTGAGGAGTTCAAGGCTACACAGGGAACAATACTGCCGGAGTATAAAAACTATTGGACTATTGACCAACTTCGCAACGTCTATGGGGATGCGGTGGCAGATGAGGTGGCAGCGGCTAGAAAGGAGATGGTGGACAAGGGGATAACGACCCAGTTTGACATCCTCATGACGCAGGACTACAAGAGTATTGAGGAAATCCGCATCTTCTACGGGGATGAGATGGCAGACAAGGTGACGGCAGCAAGGGAAGAGCACTTCATCGTGGAGACTCTTCATATGACGATTGGCGAGATTCGCAGTTTCTACGGGGATATCGTCGCCAATGTGGAGGAACAACGGCGGAACGAACTGGCCTTTACTGAGTGGAGGGAACGTGACCAGCGAGCCATCGACGCAATCTACACGGAAGCACAGAAAGAGAATGCACAATTTGACAAGTGGCGCGACTTCACGGTAGACAAGGGTAGACTGGGAACGGAGAACATCTGGACAATGGCAGACGGGACGCCGTTTGATTCCTATAAGGAGTTCAGGGAGCAGGAGGATAATCCCAATGCTGTTCTTGCCACGGTTGAAAGGTTTACCGGTGAGAACCTTGCCATCCTCGTTGAGGGTGAGGTAGCAAAGAATGAATCCTATCGGATGAAGGATGTCGTCACGAACAGGATTGCGGATGCCCTTCTGGAGTTCCTGCCTTCTGGCTACACAGATGATATGGCGGCTGAGATAACCAATACCATGAGAACCATTCGCATTGAAGGGACGAAGAAGTTTGGAGGAGCGGAACAGACAACGCACTATGAGGACAACATCCATAACGCGGTTGAGATGCTCATCCATTCCTGGGCTGTAACTTCATCCAGTGGAGATGCCATCTCCTGTGCCGCACAGGAAGAAGCCCTACGGGTATTCGGTCTCGATGCATCCTATGTAGACTTCCTTAAAGTGGAAGACACGGCACGACGCGCGATGGACTTCTTGGCACAAGGCAACAACCAAGACTTCGTCGACGCGTTCCTGAAAGCGATGTACGTCATGACGCAGAGGAGTTTCATGGACAAGGGCATCACAGAACTGACCCTGTTCCGAGGCATGGGGGTCGAGCCATCTATTGTCAAGGATATCTTCGGGGGAACGCGGTCGCTTACGAAGGGGTTTGGTCAGGCACAACTATCTCCCATGTCATCCTTCTCCCTGTCTCTTGACCAAGCAACTCTGTTCTGTGAGCCGGAGAGTTCAAGTGATTCAAACGTCCCGATGATGTTCGGCGCACGAATACCCGTCGAACGCATCATCGGTTCCTTCCTGACGGGATATGGCTGTGCGGTAGAGCAGGAGTTCGTGGTCTTGGGGCCACAGGTCGGACGGGACACGGTCTTCGGCGCAACTGGCGAGTTCGGGGACATAGCCGCGGCTCGTGTGGGTGCCATGCTTCTTGCCTTGAGCGGGGAGTACACTTACTCGGAGAAGGATATCGACAAAGGGGGCAACTGATGAATAAGTGGATGCCGGAGGAATGGAAAGGAACCGTCGTCTTGGATGATGGCGGCAAGAAGAGTGACTGGCTCCACGTGGACATCGTGGACATGGGGATTGACACGCAGGAGAAGTTTATGACATGGCTTGCGACAAAGTGGTTCTCACTGGCATTCTACATGAAGTCCAAAGAGTGGGAGCGGGCAATTGAAGCCTATCCGTGGGCAAAGGAGATGAACAATGTCGCTCAAGAGGGGTAAGAGCAAGAAAGCCTTTCATCACAACATCAAAGCAGAGATAGCCGCAGGGAAGCCCGTCAAACAAGCGGTCGCGATTGCCTATGCCATGAAACGGAGGAAAAGACACAAATCCTCTTGACGTACACTCATTGATGTGATGTGATATACTGTGAATAGTAAAATCCGCGTTCACCTGCGAGAGTGGTGCTAAGGAGAAGACCGTGGCAAAAGATAAAGATGGCAAAGAGATAACTGTAATTGTAGAACCCGTCACGTCGCAGGACGATAAAACTGTAGACGGGAAGCCTGAAGATATCATGATTCCAAAGTCTCGTCTTGACGAAGTGCTGGAGAAGAATCGTGTCCTTCTGGAGAAGCAGACCAAGAGGGATGAGTCAGATGCCAAGAAGCAGAAGGCAATTGACGAAGAGGCTGGCAACTTCAAGAAGTTGGCTGATGAAGCCGACCAGCGGGCAAAGGATGCAGAAACCCGTCTCCAAGAGGCGACGCGCTACAACGTCTTTCTCATGGAGGCATCAAAGGTCGGCATCAATGACCCTGCGGTTGCATACATGGCTCTGCCAGTGGCTAAAGAAGGTGAGAAGATGGATGAACTGGTTGCCACGTTGATAGAGGAGAAGCCCTATTTTGTCGTCCAAGTCCAGACGAAGAACGGTGTTCCGATTATCATCTCGGGCGGGGGCAAACCTCCATTGAAGCCCAACCAGAAGGCGGTCTTACAAGCTGCTTATGCTGAAGCGATGAAGAGAAACGACGTGACAGGAGCAATCGCTATCAAACGACAGATAGCGGAGTTGGTTGTCAAAACCTAGGAGGATTCAATGGCTGCTTTGATTATCAGCGGGATGGCTACGACTTTCAACCTCCCGAACTATGTCGGAGAACTGTTCCTTATTTCTCCGACCGACACTCCCCTTCTCTCTGCCATTGGCGGACTGAACGGGGCGCGGTCGACGGACAGTATTGACTTTGGCTTCACAACCGAGGAACTGCCCGCTGCTTCTCAGCCCGCTAACCTTGAGGGCGAGACTGCACCTACACCTACGGAAATCGGGCGCATCCCGGGCGCACAGAACTGCGTCCAGATTTTCCATGAGTCCGTCTCCATCTCGTACACCAAACAGGCAGACAAGGGGCAGCACGTTCCTATCCTTGCCGGCTCAACGGCTGACGAGATTGGCGGGATTCAGCCCGTTCAGGATGAGATGTCGAATCAACTGGCTCTCAAACTGAAGAAGATTGCACAGGACGTCGAGTACACATTCTGGAACGGTGTGTATGCCCGTCCTGCCGATAACAACAGTGCCCGCAAGACGAGGGGCATCCTCAACGCCACGAACCTCACGACTATCGCTTCGGGCGGGTCTCAGCTGGATTCATTCATGTTCACCGACCTTCTGCTTGCGATGAAAGACAAGAACGCGCCCTTCGTCTCCCCCATCATCTTCTGCTCCGCGTACACCAAGACGCGTATCAGTAACGCATGGGGTTATGCACCGCAGTCTCGGACAATCGGTGGCTTGAACATCGAGCAGATTGTCACAGACTTCGGGAACTTCGGCATCACCCTTGCCCGTCATCTACCTGCTGGCGTCCTCGCAATCGTGGACGTCGCCAAGGTCATCCCTGTCTTCCTCAACATTGAGGGCAAGGGATACCTCTTCACGGAGCCGCTCGCAAAGACTGGAGCCTCCACGCAGGAGCAGATATACGGTGAAATCGGACTCGACTATGGCATGGGCGAGTTCCACGGGGTCATCACCGGTCTCCCCGTGATTCGTGACGTTGTGTAGGAGGGTGCCATGTCCACGGTAAACTTCGTCAGTGAAATCAACGTCAGGAGCATCCCGATTGAACTCCGTGAGATGCTTGGACGGTGGAAGTATTGGCAGACCAATCATGTTGAGAGCGGTCTCGTCGTTGCCGCTCCCACGACTGGTTCCGCACACGCGGACGCAGGTCCGTTTGACTACAACATCAACCTCTCAGCAGGTATGGTTACTGCCGGAGGTTATCATGACGAACCTACTGCCGCAGCAGATGTTGATGTGGCTCACGGTGCCGGAACTGCCCCTGTTGGCGCGACAACGTGTGACATCATCTATGTCATCGTGGCAGTCTGTGACCACGTTTCCCACGCCATCACCTATGTGGCCGTCCCTGGCACGAAGAACACAGCCGCTCTGGTTGTTGCTCCGGCTGCCTCGGTCATTCAGGCTGCTGTCGGCGCGAGCAACTACTGGGTTCGTCTCGGAACCACAAGGATTCATCGGTCGGGTGCTGCGGCAATCACGCAGACCTATACGAACGTCGAGAAGCCTCGTCTCACGTGATAACCTATGCGGGGGTTGTGGGAGTGAGGCAATCCCTCAGCCCCGCCCCCGCCTGATACATGCTGTGGCTTTGGCAGGGGGTCGCTGTAGGGGTCTAGGGGGACTTCTGTCCATAGGGACACCCTCCCGCCCCAAAGCCTCCCTGAGACCATGCTAGAGGGAGATGGCGATGACTCTCATGGAAGCAATCAAAGAAGTTCGACGGCAAGCCAGATACGCGATGCAACCTGAGTTCGCCACCATCGTGACCGACGAAGATGTGCAAGACCTCACCATGAAGTATTCCCGCACAGAGTCGGTCGGTGTCTATGCTGAGGATGGGACGTACGGATGGGTCGATACGGTCGTGTATGATACGACGTCCGCTGCAATCAAACTCTTGGAGATGGTCGCTCCGCTTGCCCCGTCTGGCAAGTCGATGGGGGGAGTGAGCGTTTCCTATGAGGCTATCGAGAATGCCATCCAGCGGTTGAAGCAGGGACAGATGACAGTCATGAACATGGGGACGGCAGAAGAATGAGTCTCCTTGACGCCTTCGCGGGCAGGAAGTTGTACTATACACGGCAGATACCGACCATCACATCTCAGGCCGGTATGCAATCTGCCACGTTCTTGCCGCAATCTGCTCCCATTGCCGGAGTTCTCATGCCGGTCTCGCGAAGTGTACGCGCGCTCGAGGCGGGAATACTGGAGGAACGCACACACCGACTCTATACCACCGATGTCCTGAACGTGGGAGACCGGATAGATGATGCGGACGGGAAGAAGTATCTCGTCCAGAGTATCATGCCGCTTGATGACTTTACTGAGGTCTCCCTCCTTGCCCTCGCTTAGCATCTCATTTGATGCCAGCGGGTTGCAGAAGATGACCTCGCAGATAGAGGTCAGGGAAACCCTTGCCATCAACAGGGCGACGGAACTGCTCGTCCTGTATGCAAGGAGCAACCACAGATTCAACAGCAAGTCGGGACATCTTGACATTACCACGATTGGCATTCCCGCGATTCGCACGGACGTCGGCATTGAAGGCGCGGTCACAGCTGGTGCGCCCTATGCAGGGTTCGTCCACTTTGGTACGGGCATCTATCACACTCCTGATGCTCATTCCGCATGGGACGTCTACGGCTTGCAGGTGTTCAATACGAATGCCAAGACACAGAACGGTGGAACGGTCTTCACGAGACATACTCATCACCTCGGGCAGCATCCCGACCCGTGGATAAAGAATGCGTTCGACGCGAACCGTGAACTGGTCTTGGACATGATGAAGTGGGCATTGGAGGGCTGACATGATGCATGATGAAATCGTCAGTTGGTTCGAGACCATCCTGCCCGTGTTCTACATGTTCCCGATGTCTCCACTCCTTGATAACATTCCCTGCATTACCTATCGGATGTCGGAGACAGGGCCGGATAATCGCCGGCAGCAGACCATCAACCTTGACCTCTGGTGTTCCCTGAAGGACTACCTCTGGTATACGGATAGACTGAATGCCCGGGTCTTGGAATTGCACCGCCGGTCGCCAACTGGTATCAACTGGGCTGACTTGTTTGACGCGCTGATTATACTCAATGATGGTACGAAGGGACTCGCTCATCGTACCTATGTGTTCACCTTAAACTAGGAGGTTCACTATGCCCGCAACGCTGCACGTTCCCGATGACGCAAAGAGCATCATCCTCGGACACGCTATCACTTGGTTCATACCGACCGCCACGGACGGGGACAACTTTGAGAACCTGTCTGGACACGTTCAGTGTCTTGTCAGGAATGAAAGTGCAATCGCCGTGAACGTGACCATCGACTGTCCTGTGGCCTGCAACCGTGGCTACTTCCACGATGTTGAGAAGGAAGTCGCTGCTGGAGAGTCATGGATAAGTACCGTTCTCGCGGCTGGCGTCTTTGCCGACCCATCTACACACAACACACTGGTCATCTGTGACTCAATCACGGACGTCAAGATGGCGTTCATTGATTCAACGTTCTCTCCGACTGCGTAGGAGGCTACTATGGCTGATACTCCTTTCATGTACGGACTTGGCGCAGGAACCCTCTGCACCATCGGCACCATCTCCTTCGTCGTTGTCGAGAACTTCGACATCAAGGGCGAAGGCACGAAGTTTCAACTCCGAGCCAATCAAAAAGGGCAGCCGGTCATCGCTACCCGATTCTCTGAGGTCGGAGACCTGGTCTCTGTCTCCGGCGAAGTGGCTTCTATTGAGCGGCCCACGGTCATGCGCGGACAGACGGCGACCTTTGCCGCGTTTGACGATTCTGACACCGGTCTCGGCAAGGACTTTGCCAGTGGCACGGTCGAGGATTGCACCTTCACGGGGAACAGGGGCGCGTGGAACTGCAACGCAACCATCAGACTTGACCCGGTGACTGCCTAGATGTTATGGTCATGGGAAGTCCTTGACCGCATCTACTTCGTCTGCCGCGTCAACATCGGGTCACTGGGGGTTCTGGAGTTGATAAATGCCAGCCCCCAGTGTCATCGGGCAATGTTGAATGAGTTTCGGGCTGATGCAAAGAAGTCGCCTATCGACCCGAAGGAGAAGCCGGATGGAGATGAACTTGCAGCCGTGATTCGTGATTTTTTCGGTCTGAGTCTCCCGACGGTTGGAACAGAGGAGAAACCGAATACTGGGGTGGCAGAGCCTCCCTCTACGTCTCCCTGAAGGAACTCGGCTGGACGAAGACTGAAGTAGACCAGGCACCCTTGCAACTCATCTACGCCATCCTGAGTCGGCTGGCGGGGAAGCATATCAACAAGAAGGAAGTCTCAATTGACTTCCAGAGGCGACATGGCCGATGAAGCAGAAGTCCGAGGAGTAGTCTCCCTCAATATCGACGATGCCAAGGCGCAACTTGACGCTCTCGGGGCATATGCCGAGAGTCAGGACTTTCATGGCAAGATAGAATCCGCCCTAGGTGCATCCGTCATTGGCAGCGGCGGGAAGATGGGCGACATCCTCGGTTTCGGCAAGGCATTCAAGGATAACCAAGCCGCGATGTCCAACCTGAAGGACTGGACAGTAGGGATGCGGAAAGAGTTTGCCGAAACCGGCAAATCCAGTGCCGGAATGTTTATGGCAATGTCTGATGCCATCAAGGAAGCCGATAAAGCGAATGAGGCTTATGTAGGTTCTCTAACCGCCATCAAGACGACCTTCGGCAGCATCAGCAAGGCCACTGGAATCGCGGGCGCGGCAATCGTCACGGGCTTGGTCGGACTCGTTGTTGGAGCATCAGCGGATGAAGATGCTCTTGCCAAACTCGGTCAGGCAATGAAGGCGACCGGACAATGGTCTCAGGCAGCACAGGATAACTTTGAGGGACAGGCTGAAGCACTCCTTCGCCTGACGGGTCTGGACAAGACTGCCACGATTACCGCGATGGGTATGGGTGAGGCATATGGACTGACAAATGACCAAATCACGGCCCTCCTCCCGCACCTTGCTGACCTGCAACTGGGGCCGCTCGGCATCCCTCTGGATACATCGTTCAAGTTGATGTCCAACGCACTCAACGGGTCAACCACAATGCTCCAGCGATACGGCATCCATGTCGTGAAAGCAGCAGATGGGACGGTTACATTTGAGAACCTCCTGAAGGCTCTCTCGGCATCAACTGGACAGGCTGAGGCTGCTGGTAAACGACTCTCTGGTCAGTTGAATATCCTCAAGGGGACGTCAAAGGAACTCGCTGCATCTTTCGGAGAGCAGTTGATTCCTGAAGTGCAGAATGTTATCACTTGGGCACAGAAGTTGGTCGATGAGTTTGATAAGATGTCTCCCGGGCAGAAGAAGGCTTCTATCGCGACCGCAGAGTGGGCGGCAGGTATCCTGCTTGCAACCTCAGTCATCACGGGGATGATATCTAATCTTGCTAGATTTTTACTCGCGGTTCAGACCCTCCAAGTGGCTCCAGCAATGATATGGCTAGGAACCTTTCTTGCCGGTCTTGCCGCAGGACCCGTCGGACTGATTGCTCTGCCGCTGATTGTCGGTGCCGCTGCGATAAAGGCTGCGAACTCTGACACATGGGCTGCTACCCGCGAGAAACTGCTCAATGCGTTCAATCCGACGTATGGCAAGAGTCCGGGCGGAGTGTATGACACTGGCATACAGGGTGGACGAGGCAACGGTCAATACCTTGACACGGCCTTGGGACGGTCAATATATGCCGCTCAGCAAGAGGAAGGCGGATACGTTGGATACAAACCACCCTCTACTACTCCCGTCCTCTCTGATGAGGCAAAGGCAGCGACTGAAGACCTGACCGCCAAGATATTCAAGTTGGCGAATACGGGTTTGACAAATGACCTGCAAGTCTTGACGCTGGAAGCCGATAAACTGCGAGAGATTCAAGGCGTCGACAAGGCATTGGTGGACAAGTGGGAAGCGGGTCAGAAGGAATTGCTCATCAAGGAAGCCAAACAAGGGTACAAGGACGAACTCTACGGGGCAACCCACACGGCTGAACAAACCGCTCTGTATGACCTCAGAAACCACATAGACGAGATGGTGGCAGCGGGCGGTGTAACCAAGGCGCAGGGGAATGAGTTGTACAACCTTGAAGCGGCCAAGAAGACAGTCTCAGCCAAGGAGTTCGCTCCCGTCTCCGTTGAGGGGACGAACGTATCTCCGCTCATGGGGTTCATCGCATCCCTGCAAGGTGGCAAGGAGAAGAAGCAGACGCTGTTGGTCGACGTCAAGATAGACGGCAAGACCATCAAGGTTGACACGAACTCTGCCCTGTCCCATGAGAACATTGAGAAGATTGGCAGAGCCGTCATCACACAGATGATGAACAACAAGAGTTGGTCTTTCGCAGGAGGATGACATGGCAGACCAGACCGTACCGTATGTAATTGAGAACGACCCGCCGGAAGCGGACAAGGATACTGCCAAGTGGAAGATAACGGGGGACTCCCACAACGTCTTCCATCCCGTCAACTCCGTGACGGACGGTATCAACTCGCCGGTCTTCGTGTCCGGCGTTCCTTACTGGACTCGCTGGATTGACTATCAGGTCTACACGGCGGAGGCACGGGAAGCACTCAACAATGGACTCATGGACAGTCTCGGCAGCGCGACTATCGTGGCAGACGCAGGTTATCTTGTGATAGGGATGTCCTGCACGGAGTCCCTGTTCGTGGGTGACTCTGACCCGATTCAGGTCTGGCGGTATCATATGGAATTCGTGAAGTCGGCTGACCTCATC